GGGCCTCTACCAATAGAAGGTGATAAAAAAGATGGAGTTTGAAATACAATAGGTGTTGTTGGAGTTGTTGCAGATAAATTACTAAATAATAAGAAAATTACTACGAATAAAGCTAATATAATGAGAATGTTTTCTGTTTTCATTATATTATTTAATTAGAAATTAAAACCAAAAACGACGGCGCCCTCGTCTCCAACCAGGTCTCGGTCCTCGCCACATTGGTCCTTGTCCAAAACCGCGTCCAATGTATGGGGATTGTAAATAAACAACACGATCAGTTTGTGTTTTTTGTTGCGACATTTGTAATAACATGTAAACAATAATTAATATTAATACTACCATAATGATTTGCTCTAATTCCATATATTATATATTTTTATAATAATTTTCTAGTGAAAATAATTATAATTTAATAAAGATTATTATAAGCATATTACGCTTAGTTGGAGTATGCAAGACCACCCATACCACTCATGACACGAAGGACATTGTAGTTGGTAGCGTACACACGGACTTTAGCAGTATCGTCTCCTCCAATGGCATTGGTGGAAAGAACAAGCTGAAGAGTAGCGTTGTCGATACGAGAGAAATTGCAAGTTCCTGATGGCTGATGCTCTTCAGGGCGAAGTGCAAACGAGTAAACATTAATTCCAGTATCTGGGTTTCTGGTGTGGTGCTGGTATGGCTGCACTAAATCAAAGTAAGTTCCTTCACGCTCAGAGAAGCGATCTTGTCCGTTAAGTTGAAGTTTGGCAGTGACAACTGGATTTTGTCCCCAACAATGCATGTTAAGTGCTGTCTCAGCAAGCACGAATGCACCTGCATCTGAAACTTCAGAGTCTGGGATATTTGAAGATGGGAATGGAACATTGAGTGCAGGAACAGAGCAATTAGTATCCATTACATCCGCCCATTGGGATCCTACAATATTTGCTCCATCGGCTCCTGGATCGTGAAAGAGACCACGGGATGTAATAAATCCTTGGTTATGACCACCTGGTCCGCCGACAATTTGTTCATATCCGGAAAAGGCACCAAAAGATGGAACAAGTGCATCCAAAGCATCAGTGTAGTTAAATGGCTGTGCACCAAGAGCAGCATTCAAATCGCGATCTGAAAGAAATGATTGACAGTAGTCAACATTTTTATCGGGCTGAACAACGAAGATAAGCTCTTTACAAGGGTGATTGAAATTGAGTTTAACCTTATTGGATGAAGATCCAACAGATTCATCGCCTGTGAATTGAAGTTGTTCAATCAAATACTCGTGTGGGTTTTGTGCCATGCGTCTGCGCTCATCAGTATCAAGGAAAACGTAGTCAACATAGAGGGATGCAGCAACCAAAGATTTTTGGTATGCAGCTCCATCTTTGACAGATTGTCCTACTGCTGTACCAGCAGTACCAAGACCACTCCCACCTCCTTGGGTTCCAGTTAAGCTAGTTACAGCGAAAAGAACTTCATCTGATGGGCGAAGCTCAAGATTAATCTTAACTTCGTGGTACTGAAGTGCGATCAATGGCAATGCAAGTCCGGGATTACGGCAAAACCAAAATTGAAGTGGGATGTAAAGTGTAGTTTCAGGAAGTGCATTACGAGGGGCACATACTGCGGCTGGGACAGTGGCTGCGGCACAGGCACTATCAACATCAGCAAAAGATGGGTCGATCAAGTAAGTAAGTTGGGTAGTTTGTCCAACCATCTTGTTGTATCCGCGCTCTTGTTCAGCGGTAAGGGTAAGCTGGTTCCAGATGTGCATCCAATCACCATATTGTCTATCGATGCGTTGTCCTCCAATCTCAACTTCAACCATTGAGATAAGTTGCTCACCAGGGTAGTCTAACCAACGAGCGTATGTTTTATCACACGGCGTGGTTGTTCCACAACAACCTTCTTGGCCAATCTCTGGGAGAGTGACCTGAAGGTAGGTGCGGTATGCAAGATCACCATTTCTGGAGATAGTGCACTGGACTCTGCGGCCGAAATCGGCTTGTCCGTTAAATGTTTGTTCAATTGATTCCATAGCAAAGTTGGTGTGTCTGCGGTAGGTAACTTTCCAGAAAGTAATCTGTGGATTACCTGTAAGATAAACATCTTGTGCGCCATAGGCAACGAGCTGCATTAATCCTCCTCCCATTTTGTTATACTATTGCTAAAGAAAAAAAAATTTTCATTTTAATTTTAATTAATTAAAAGTTATGGTCAGTCACAAAAAAAATAATGTTTAATTTAACATTATCTTTCGTCTAATTTTGTTAATTATATTTGATTTATAATTTTGTTAATATCGAAATTATTTTCTAAAAATGTTTTTAAATAATTATCTAAAAAAACCTCTTTTTTTCCTTCATGATTTTTTGTGAAAATATACATATCCTTTTTTTTCTTTATCCGCCATCCTTCTTCTAAAGCATTATAAAGAAATGCCATCTTATGTAATTTAATAGCATCAATTTGCATAGTATTATTGATATCTTTGTCAATATCCATTAAATGTTGGAGAGAAAAGTAATATATAATTTTAACTTTATTTGGAATATTAACAAAATATATAATTAAATAAAAGAAATTAATATACTATAATGCCTGCCTTTAAACCAAAAGCTAATAAAAAAATATTGGTATCAAAAAAATCTAATGTTACCGTTGATAGTAAACACCAGGAAAAGATGATAGAGTTTAAAAAAAATGAGAATATAATAATACCTAAATTAAAGGAGGAACGAAAAAAATATAAGACTAAATTAAAAACAAAAAATCTGTCGATCGATGAAACATTAGAATTAAAAGATAAAATTAGGCAGCATACAAAACAAATTAACAAATATGAAAAAGAGCGCAAAAATTATTTACTTGATAATTCTAAATATGTATTTGATTACTATGAAAAAAAAAAGGAATTAGCAGATGGAAATGACAGTAAAACAAAGGTGCTGTTTTCATTTTTTAATAAACATAATGAAACAAAATCTAAAAAACAAGAAGTAAATAATACTCAAAAATATCTTAATAATATTGATGAATCTTTTTTGGATATAAACGATTATCTCCATTCACATGAAGTATGTGATAAATGCAGTGGTGAATTAATTCCAGTAGAATCAGAAGGTGTAATGATTTGTAAAGTTTGTTCCCATCAAATTAATTTTATCATAGAACATGAAAAACCATCATATAAAGAACCACCTAAAGAGGTATGTTTTTATGCTTATAAGCGTATAAATCATTTCCGTGAGATATTGGCTCAATTTCAAGCAAAAGAGACTACACAAATTCCCGATGAAGTACTTGAAAATATTAGATTGCAAATAAAGAAAGAGAGGATAACATTGGCACAAATGAGTAATAAAAAAGCGAAGGATATTTTAAAAAAATTAGGATACAATAAATATTACGAACATATTCCGTTTATTAAAGATAAATTAGGTATTAAACCTCCTATTATGAAACCTCGATTAGAAGAAACTCTATGTTGTCTTTTTATGGATATACAAAAGCCTTATGCTAAACATTGTCCAGATGATCGAGTGAATTTTTTAAATTATTATTATGTGCTATATAAAATGTGCGAACTACTAGGCGAGAATCAATTCTTATCTTTTTTTCCAATGCTAAAGGATCCTGTAAAACGCATTGAACAAGATGATATTTGGAAAAAAATTTGTAAAGAATTGCAATGGGAATTTATTCCAACAATATAATTCTTATTATACAATAAAAATTATATGATTATATAAAATATCAACTAGTTACTTAAACACGAGGAAAACCAACAAGATTTGCACCCATACCGAATCCGGCTCCAGATCGCGCTGAACCAGCCATACTTGGTACATAGGTATCTAAGATACTAAATGTTGCTGCAGCAGTCAAAGCAATAAGCATTACCTCATCCAAGTTCATTTGACGTTTTGGAATTGCATAGGCAGCGATGGCTACCATAATACCTTCAACAACGTATTTAACGATGCGTCTGACGAGTTCGCCAATGTCTAATAATTGTCCCAATTGTCCGAGCATTTTATATAATTCATCAAGAAAAAAAAATATATATATAATAATAAAAAAACTTAAAATAAGATAACTAAAAATAAAATATAATGGCAGATAAAAATAGCTATGAAAATCAATTTTTGTCTAATGGAGTTAATAATCCTAAATATGTTGATTTATTAGAGGAAGATAAGCCAATTGCAGGACAGAAGTTCGTTTGTGTATCTTTTGTTTCTCCAGAAAAAATTCTTAAAAAGAAAGAATTGTTTTATTTTCAAGAATTCCTAAAATATTGGGATTTTACTAAATCAACCCAGAAATTTACACAGTTTCTAAATTTTATGTCTTTTAAGTATAATTTGGATTTTGATAAAGTTATGGCTGATTTTCAAGAATATACTAAATCAGAATCAGATAAACTGGTTCAAAATACTCTTGATGATGATTACAAAAATTTCCTTGATGCTAAAGAAGATGACTTAGAGCAGGAATTTTTGGAGAGATATAATTTTCAAACTAGTACTAGAGGTCTTAAAGTACGAGGTGCATATCCTACTCAACAAGAAGCGGAATTGAGATGTAGAATGCTTAGAGAGGTTGATCCAAACCATGATGTATATGTAGGACCTGTGGGAATGTGGATGCCATGGAATCCTGAACCATATAAAACAGGACGTGTTGAGCATTTGAACGATGAATTGAATCAGTTAATGCATGAGAAAAATCAGAACGAGAAACAAGCCAAAATTGCATTTGAAAAACGTGTTAGAGAATCAAAACGTGCTGCTATTGCCGAAAATGTTAAAATTGCAAAGGATAGTGGCAATAAATTAACACAAAATATAGATAATGATGGTAATTTAGTTGGGGTTGCTAATATGAATACTACTGAATCTGGATTAAACGGAGAAGTATCTTCAGCCGACATCAGAAAAGAACTTTTTGAAGGTGCTAACATTAGAACACGCCAATCAGATAAAGCACAAAAAGCGGCACAAAAAGCGGAACAAGAAGCGGCACAAGAAGCGGCACAAGAAGATAAAGTAGATATGGAAATCACAGAAAAGAAAGCAGATTAAATAATTTTATAAAATTGATTTATAAAATTATATATTTATTATAATAAAATGAATACCAATAAACCAAAACTTAGTTTCACTGCTAAATTACCTCCAATGACTAACATTATTGATAATAAAATTACTGAAAATAGTCTACACAGTTCTAATAAAGATATTACACAAGCTGAAAAGAAAAAAAAGAAAAAAAAGAAGAAAATTCCCAAAAGATGTCAATTAAAAGGGTGTAAGAAAAAATTGCTCATTACATCTTTTGAGTGTAAATGTGAAAAGAGATTTTGCAATTTACATACATGTGCGGAAAGCCACAATTGTACCTTTGACTATAAAAGTTTTTACAGAAAAAATTTGGTAGATAAAGCAGGATTAGGGGGTGGTCAGATAGATAAAATTGGTGATAGGGTATAATTACCAACGACTTTTCTTGACGTTTATTCGCGGGCCTTTTCTTTGTGCTTTGGGATCAAATACTTCTTCATCGTCGTCGGATCCGATATCTTTTGACATTTCCCAAAATTCCTTAGAACCGAGTTTAAATTCTCGATGAGGATCTCCCTTATACCAAAATATTTGATCATCTAATTTATTAGATTTTGCATTATTAGATATTACTAAACATTCATAATTTTCCGTACATTGATCCATCACTTGACAAAAGCTCTCAAATGTTGGAAACATGCCTGCATAATTTTCATATATACGTTTCCTATTGTTGATATAAGGCTCGCGAAGAATAAAAGTATAATCTATATTTGTTCTTAAATTTGGAGGAACCCCTAAAGGGTACTGCATTGTTATCACCAACATTATTTTCCAATGACGACCATTCATGAACAGGAGACGCATTAATTTATCTCGAGCCCAACTATTGTCATACAAACAATCATCCAAAATAACAAATGCTCTTCCATCTATATTGCACCTTCCATATGCAGAAGACTCTTTATTAATTTGTTTGATAACCATTTTTTGCCGTTTTAAAATATTCTCAATTATAGCAGTATTATATTCATCATGAATAAATAATTTAGGGACCATTTTAGCATAAAAACCATTTCCAGCTTCTGTACCTGAAATAACAGTTCCTATGGGAATATCTTGATGATGATATAATAAATCCTTTACCAAAAAAGACTTTCCCGTATCGCGGCGTCCTATTAAGACGATGACTGGTCCCTGAGTTTCATTCGATTTAAATTTGATATTTTTCATATCGAACTTTTTTAATTCCAAATTCATATTATTTTTCACTTATATTAAAATTAATATGAATTTACGCAATAAATAAGTTTAAAGCTAGTATAAATTTTATCAATAAACACTAATGTTTGATTTATATTATAAAAAAAATGATAATACTGGGTTTTTTAGTTCTCTGAACGATATAGAAATTTATAATGTACAAAATTATATCCCACTTTACAAACAGTTTTTTTCTCTTAAAGAATCTAATTACAAGAATCTTAACTTGAATCATGAATATCATATTACTAATTTGTCCAAAACTGATAAACGCAATAAATTTAATTGCATCGTGAATGGCAATGGAAAAAACGAGACTAAATTATGTTTTTTTAAATTCTCTCCATTATTGGATCCTGTTAAATATATGGTAGGAAAATACAAAGATTTAGGGGAAACAGAACGCATTGCATTGCCAGAATTGAATGAAAATATTTGCCATAAAAAAGTACTTGATCCAAATAATTCTGCATATGTGGATAGTTTTTTTTCTTATTTAACAAGTCAATTATATCATAATTGCTATTTTCCCCACGGGTTAGATTTCTTTGGCTCATTTCTTGGAATTCAGAAAAAATTTGTTTATAATGTTGCCGATGATATAGATTATTTACATAATTCAACCTATTTTCATAAGAATCAAGAAGAAAAATTCAAAATTGAGAATATTGATCTAGGAATGTTAGTGGATTTTGATACAAGAAATTATAAGAAAAAACTTAATATTGGTAGTAATGTTAGTAATAGAAGTGTTGATTCGGTTAACAATGAAGATTTTAAAGAAGTATTTCATTTATCCGATATTTCTAGTAATAGTAATCTAACATTGCCCGATCTAATTTTTGAATTTGATTTACCACACAATCAATCAAGAAAAACTGATTCAACATGCTCTTCGCGATCATCAAATACACATTCCAAATGTACAGATAATGAAGATTCCATTTCTGCCAATGATGACATTGAAGAAGAAGATGAAGAAGGATCCTCCTCCATGTCTAGTTTTGGATCAGATATAGAAGTCAATAGTATATTGTACAATTTTCCAACACAAATAATATGTTTAGAGTGTTTAGATGGAACATTAGATTCATTATTAAATGAGGAAAATGAGATGGATAGTGATGAATGGAGGGCCTGTTTATTCCAAATTATTATGATGTTAATCATTTATCAAAAAGTTTTTCATTTCACTCATAATGATCTGCATTCAAATAATATTATGTTTAAAAAAACAGAAAAACAATTTTTATATTATCGATATAATCAAACATATTATAAAGTTCCGACATTTGGAAAAATCTTTAAAATCATTGATTTTGGACGAGCTATTTATAAATATAAAGGTCGTACTATCTGCAGTGATAGTTATCATTCAAAAGGCGACGCTGCTACACAATACAATTGTGAACCTTATTTTAATTCAAAGAAACCAAGACTAGAACCTAATATGAGTTTTGATTTATGCAGATTAGCATGTTCATTATTTGATTATTTTGTAGAAGATCCAGATGATATTGAACCAATGGATCATCTGGCAAAATTAATGGTAGAATGGACAAAAGATGATAAAGGTCGAAATATATTATATAAGAAAAATGGCGACGAAAGGTATCCAGATTTCAAATTATATAAAATGATCGCGAGAACTGTCCATAAACATACACCTCAAGCTCAATTAGAAGGTCCATTTTTTAATAGATATATTGTTTCCCGTAAAAAAGTAAGTAAAAAAACCAAAATTATAGATGTAGATAAAATGACAGATCTAAGTCAAACTGCTACTAATACAGTTGTTTCTTCCAATTATTAACCGAACTTTAATTTATAATAATATACTATATGTTGGTTGGGGATTCTAGCAAAGGATTGATTGATATATATACTTTTAGTCATATTTCACATGGGATTCTATTTTATTTTATTTTTCTATATTTGCAAATTGATTTTGTAAACGGTTTATATCTAACTATAATTTTCGAATTTTTATGGGAAATGTTTGAAAATACAGATTATATAATTAAAAAATACAGGAAAAAATACAGAGATTATGATGGAGATAGCATTATTAATATAATTGGTGATATAATAAGCACCATTATCGGATATATTTTTGCATATTACTCACCATATAGCTCAATTATTTATCTGGTATTATCTGAGTTATTATTGATGCCATATAAAGCAAATTTATTGGAACTTAGTATAGGTAGTTTGATTAAAAATTGAATTTAAAGATTAATATGAATTATTATTCATATCAATCATGCCACTTCGAAACGGAAAAGAATATCTTCTTTCATATTTATGTAGAAAATGTACCAAATTTTATGGTTCTGAACAATACAATTACAATTGTAGTTACTGTTTAAATGGAACACAAGGTCTTCCTACACAAGAAGTATTTACGGAAAAATGCAATCAATGGGCTATTGAAAATTCTTTTAAAAATACAGGGGTATGGTTTCGATCTTTAAAACAAGTTTCAAAATTGAAAAAAGATAATATACTCTATTCATTAATTCAATCAATGAAAGGTCATGGAGAAAATATGCGTAATAAATATTTATTGGCTGATGATGCACTAGTGTTATATAATGACAATCCCACTTTACTAAGAAGCCATATATTAGGGCATATAGTCAGTGATTGGTGGAATATTGTAAGCACAGATAATAAGTGGCCCCCTCACGTCGCATGTTATTATGGAAATTTTAATGAACCCCTTGAAATAGGTAAGAATATACCTCCTAGAATGCCACACGGATTAATGTTAAAGAATCTACCCTGTATTTAATATATATCAATGAAAATTAACACATATATATTAAATTATTTTTGATGTGATCGTCTTCTTCGGCGTTTTCTTTTCTTTTGTGTTTTTTGGCGTTTTCTTTTCTTTTGTGTTCTTCGGCGTTTTCTTTTCTTTTGTGTTCTTCGGTATTTCTTTTTGCCTCCTATGTTTGGGTTTCGACGTGTTCTACCAGGTGCAGCCTGCGATACATCCAAATGACTTTTATCTTTAGAAGAAGGTGAAAATAAAGCCTCATATTTTCTTTGACTTTCTATATTTTGTTTTTTGGCTCGTAGGTCGCGGCTTAGCACATCTGGATTTGCTCTCGACAACCCTTTTATAGGTGCGCTTGTTTTCACTATCGATTTTTTAAATATCTCTGCTGGGTTTATAATTTCTACTTTTCCTATTAAAGGTTGGTTTTTTTGGTACTTTTTGGTAGGTCGGAACAGTACCTTGGAAAGCTCTTTGTGCAATGGATCAAATGTTTTTTTTCCTTTACGTGCTCTTTGTTCTGCCATTTTTCTTGCTACAATCGCAGCCGACGCTAACTTATCTCGATGTCTGTTTGATTTGATTTGTAGTAATTCTGCCATATATATATATAAATTCGATTAAAAATCAGGGGGTGTTGTAAAAACCGATGGTGTCCCAGCAATATCTTTTAATGGCTCTAATTGTTGTATAATGAAATCACCTCCTAATACACTTAAATATACCATAACCGCCTCTCGTAATAAAATTTTTAGCGGTTTATTTTCTTTAATAATAAATCTCATTTCTAAAAACCGCATTAGTAAGTATAATCCTGCGATTACTAAAGCACCTACAAATGTATATGTATTCATTAATATAAGACAAAAGAATCATATTAATATTTTACCGCATTATAAAGTTTCAATTCCTGTTAAAACAGGTGGTTTCTTAAGTGACAAATTATTATCTAAAACTTGTACATCTAGAGCGTCTAATTTTAAAGAAGGTGCATCGTTGAAAATAGTCAATTTGTCCTCATCGTCATCTTCCTCATCGTCGAGTTTTCTTTGATCGTTTCGAATTTGACTAATTTTCTCTAGTCTGTCGATGGTTTTTGGTGCAACAATATCTTCTGCTGGAGGATTGTTACTTGGTGATAATGCTTTATTATAATTAACAACACTGTCTGTATCATTAAAAGTTATAGTGTTAGTTTTAACAAGAGGTGTTGCATCAACTTCTGTTGTTATTTGAACTGGTGCCTTTATTTCTTCTTTTTCGGTCTGTAATTTATTCTCTAAATCTTTAATAGTTTCTTCAATTTCCAATTTAAGTTGACCATCTTTTTTATCTTCGGATACTTTTGTAGTATCACCAGATTTGACATCCACAACAGGTTTGACATCCACAGCAGATTTGGTATTATCTACTCCTGATTTTATTGCGTCTGCGGCTTTCTTAATTTCTTCTTTAACTTCAGCAGAAATAGATTCCTGTAAATTATCGGAAGCATCTGTTGTTTCAACGGGTTCGACACTTTCTTCTTCTACTATTTCTTCTTCTGTCGTTTCATCCATATATGCTCTGAGGATTTTCTCAACAGGCATACTTTCTCTTACTGTGTTTAAAATACATTCTTTACAAATAGTTTCACATTCACGAAAATTCTTTTGCTGTGTTAATGGTTCTATATTTGTTTCAAATAAGTAAACATTGCTATAACATTTGCGAGCACATTTAATGTATACTTTGTGAATAAAATCAGATAATTTGGGTATATCAATATCAATTTTCTTTTGTTTCGTGGCCACACGTATACTAGTTAATACCTTCAATTGTGTTATATGTACACATGTCAATAAATCTTCTAAATAATTACATTTACTTTGCTGAATAATTCTTTTTGTTTCATTATCAATAAGCTCTTGGTTCCATTTTGGTACTCTGGTAAGAAAATTCTGAAATGTCATTAAATACTTATCATATTCATCATTATCTTTACACAGAGAACAAGCTTCTTTAAATATAGATTGTAAACCTTGAATTAATAATGGTGTAAGAATATTTACAAGATTGGCTGAATATTCATTTTTTGCTTCGCTCAATACAGATGTATTATAATCGTCCATTTACATTTCTTTTATATTTTCTAAATATAGCTCCGGACGCATAAATACTACATTTATGACAAAAGATAATAATAATATTTCATTTCTAAATTCTTTCCGAATTTTATCGAAATAGATTAATATACCAAATTTTCTTTTATTCTCAATTTTAGAACTATTATAAATAATTTGTATTATATCTAAAGTAGAATAAGCTTTCTCATATAATTTCGTAGAAAAGGCAATGCATTTTTCTATTGTTGCATAATTAGATTTTTTCTCAAGTTGATTAATTAACCAAGTATTTCGTTTATTCATTAAATTTTTATATTTCGCTTGTATAAACCTTTTTTTATATAAATGTAAACTAGTTTCTTTACCGCCAATAATTGGCAAACGAATAAAGATATTACAGAATCTAGATAAAATAGGTTTTAATAATTTATTTTGATTTTCAATAACTATAAAAAACCGAGTTGTATGGCTAAATTGTTCTATACACCTTCTCAACGCAGATTGCGCATCAGTGGTTAATTTATCAGCATTGAATAATACAATACTCTTGAATATATTACCATGTTGGAGATGTATATTTGTCTTAGCAAAGAATTTAAGTTCATCTCTGATAAATCGAATACCCTTACTATGTGCACAATTAATATACATCACATACCGTTTGATATTTTCTGCCGTTTTATAAATATTGGTAATAAAGTAACGCAATATATATCTCTTGCCACAGCCTGAAGATCCATAAAATATGATATGGGGTATTTTTTTTTCCACAATAAATGTTTTTAATTTATCCTTTATATCTTGATGTATATCTAATTCTGTCATATTAATAAATTAATAAATATGTTTAATATAACTTTTATATTAAAGTTATATCAAATTAGGCAACACTGTATAACGATTGTGTGTAAGGATTATTAATAAATGCATTAAGCGTATCTGGATTATTTCTTTGACAATCCTGCGATGTCTCTCTTATATTTCGCCCCATTACTGCTCCATATGTTGTAATGTTTCCCGTTTGTTTTGGCATATTAGGGACTAATTGATCTGGTTGAATACTACCAATTTTACCTACTGAAACATTTTGAGTGTCATTAAACAAAGACATACTTCCTGTATTTTCATAATCCCCTTGTGCCGCTTCCAAGACTTCTTTATTTGGATTTAAATTTGCATTATAAGCTGCATTGTACACAGGACCAGCTGTAGACCAAGGCGTAGCACCCGCATCTCCAGTATATGGGCAATTTGTAGTATCCCGTTGATTATCTACTGGTTGATATTCGGCGGCTAAATAACCACCCTCATTTACACCATAAGTTCCACCAGGATTTCCATTTGGTCTAATATTATCAATCGTTTGTTCCTTAATGGTCGTCTTAGTACGATCTGCAGGATTCCACACTCTAGCTTCATTAACACCATAAGTTCCTCCTGCATTACCATTTGGTCGCATATTACCTATTACATTTTCTTTGCGAGAAGGTCTTAATACATCTAAAATGGGTGCAGTAATAGCACGAACCCATCCGTTTACGATGCCAAATTCGTCAGCTTGTCTAGTTGTTGTGCGTGAATTAGGCAATACTTGCATCCCACCTCTACCATAGTCATCTTTTGTTGAATCGCCACCAGCTTTATAAGTTTGATTATAGGCAGGTCCTTTGTATTTACCGAATGGAGCAAGAACGGGTCTTCTGGACTTTCTAAAGTTCTGTTCAGCCATACCTGCTAAACTAGCTCCATCCTGATTACCATTTCCATTACCGAAATATTCACGCCCTACATTACTCTTAATAGGTTGCATAACTTGAGCAGAACGATTTGTTTGACCTTTTTCTTGTCCTGTTGTTGTAAACCATCTATCAGGTGAATTCAAATAAAATGTATCTGGTCTATTTTTTTCAACACGGCCTTCGTGACCTCTAACAAACATGCCTTGTGCAGGGCCTTCATGATTTGCTAAACCAAATGTAACTTTTGGATTGGTTGTTGTTCTTAATTCATCTACCGTTTTTGGTAACCATTGTTTACGAGCTTCCATACCGGCATTAAATCCATTTGAACCTTCACTAGTAAATCCTTTATTTAATCCAGGTCCAACTCTTACTTCTTCCCAAGGTTTGGCATTTGAAATATTACGAGAAGGATTCATGCGCGATTGTATAAAATCACTTGTACTTGGAGTACCATGAGCCCAAGCCATATTTTTTTGTGGTTTAAATAGAGGAGCTTGTGCGGCTTTTCTTATTTGTTGAGAACCTCGTCCTTGCATTTGATCAAGTAAACTTTCATTTCCATTAAATCCTGTCGTACGTTGTGTGACTTTGGACCCAAAAAAAGGCACCATATTATTATGTTTCATGTCGCATTTTTGTACCTCATTCCCTGCCAGTGATTGGAAAATTGCGGCATTTGTAGGATCGCCACCATCTTCTACTTTTTTTTCATATACCTTTTGTTGGAAGTATCTATCTGTCGCTGCATTTGGTGCAGGATAGTATTTTGTGTTATTTGTTAATTGTGAATAAGTTTGTTTTGGATAATTTATAGGAGGTTTTACTGGTAAGTGAGATTTGACATGTCCCGCAACTAATTCGCGTTGTTGCGGTGCGGAAACATTATCAAATCCTTCTTGCGAAACTCCGTTCTTTTTTTTGTCGTTGCTTATCAACCACATTGCACCTAAAGCTACTACAGGAATTGCTACTTCTGCCATTTATATATAATGCAACATATTTTCTTACTAAATTAAAACAGAAAATATGTTTATTTATTCATAGGACAAGGGATTTTTGGAATAAAACTATCGCGTTCTAAAAGTTGAGTATTAAGATTGTTTTGGAATGGCATACATACATTTTCTTGAGGATTCAAAAATAATGGATATCTATTCGATTGTTCTAAATCTCTGTACAAAAAGGCGGGATGTGTGGCTCTAGACTGGGAGGTGATTTCCTGTCCACAAGTAGGGTAATCTTTTTTCATGGAGAACACTACACCAGCGAAAGGAAACTCCTTTTTTGTGCAATCTTTCGAGAGCGGTCTTGTAATGCCTAAAAGATCACTATCTATATCAATTGGTGCACCACCAGGTACTCTGCGAAGGTTAGTACCCCATTCTTGCATGCGGATTTGAGGATCGGAAAAGAAACAAGGTTTATCACCCCAACCGGGTTTATTGAGCATGTATCGTCCTGGTCCTGTAGATTCTTCTAAAAGCTTCTTTGTGCGGCATGGGTCATAATTAAATCTTGTAAATGACATGATATAATTATGTTAGATTTTTATTATTTATTTAAAAACTAATTGTTATTTTTCATAAAATGAAACTTTACATCGAAGAAGTAACCGAAAAAAAAGCACCGACCATCTGTTTAAATATGATTGTAAAAAACGAGTCCAAAATTATCACAAGATTATTAACCACCGTTTTACCAATCATTGATACATATTGTATTTGTGATACAGGAAGTACAGATATGACCAAAGAAATTATTAAAGAATTCTTTGATATGCGATGTATTGATGGAAAAATCATTGAAGAACCATTCAAAAATTTTGGTTATAACAGAACAGTTGCTTTAAATGCTGCAAAAGATATGGCAGATTATCTATTATTTTTAGATGCTGATATGAAACTTATTATTGATCCCGAATTTGATAAGTCTAAATTGACAGCGGATGTTTATACATTTGCACAAGGCTCCAATACCTTTAACTATTTCAATGTCCGTCTTATTAAAACTTCCTTAAATTTTCGGTGTGTTGGTTCTACTCATGAATATTATGATATTACGGGATCACGAAAAGAAAAGCATTTGCGTACAATAAAAATCAATGATATTGGAGATGGTGGATGTAAAGAGGATAAATTTATACGAGATATTAGACTTCTTGAAGAAGACTTAAAAGAAAATCCAAAGAATGAAAGAACTTATTTTTATTTGGCGAACAGTTATAAAAATGCTGGGAATCTAGAAAAAGCCATTGAAAATTATAAAAAAAGAATTGCAATAGGTGGATGGATTGAGGAAAATTGGTATAGTCGTCTTGAATTAGGAAAATGTTATATGAAAACAGGGAAAGAAGCCGAAGCAATTAAAACTTGGTTAGAAGCATATGGTTACCATCCAAAAAGAGCTGAAAATGTATATGAAATTGTTAAACACTATAGAATTAAAGGACAACAACAACTATCCTATATTTTTTACAAATTAGCTAAAGAAATTCCATATCCATCAGACAATGTTTTATTTATTCATAAAGACGTGTATAATTATTTATTGGATTATGAGTTTTCCATCATTGCTTATTATATTGATAGGAATGTAGATATGCGACCAATATTTATGAAATTAATGAATATAGACGCGCTTAATAGGGATAATCTATTGGCTAATTATAAATTTTATGTTAAAACCCTTAAAAAATATGAGCAAAAAGAAGTTGTCTTAAATTTATGTAAAGAAGTACAAGAAGAAACTAACGGTGATTTTAAAGCAACTACTCCCTCCATCATCGCCTATAATGACGGATATCTTACTAATGTGCGATTGGTGGATTACACACTTCATCCAAACGGTTCTTATAGTTATCCTGATGGATACAGTGTAAATACAAAAAATATTGCATTGGTGATGGATAAAGATTTCAATGTAATAAACTGTAAGAAATTCGACCCTGGATTTAACAAAAAATGTCGAATTCGAGGCTTGGAAGATGTTAAGATAATCGATACTGGAGTGAATATTGGTTATATATCAACTAAGCAAAGTGACATAACTGCCAATTATGTATTAATTATGGCAGGAGGAGTATATGATTTATCTGGAGAATCACTCGACTATAGCGAAATAACTTCACCTGAAAAAGCAAAATGTGAAAAGAACTGGGCATTATTTATGCAGGATGATTGGTTGAGAGTCGTCTATAAATGGTATCCACTTACTATTTATGATTTTGCGAAAATACAATTAGGAACAGTAACTAGAAAAGAAATGCCTCCATTTTTCAAGAAAGTACGAGGTTCCACCAATGGCACAATTTATAAAGATGAGTTATGGTTTATTGGACATGTAGTAGAGCACGGCGAACCAAGATATTATTATCATTTATTTATTGTATTGGACAAAAATACCTTGGATTTACGGAAATATTCTTATTTATTTCGATTTGATAAGGGAGAAAAAGTAGAATTTTCATTGGGATTGGTCGTAGAGGATGATCGTTTGATTATTTCTCATAGTAATTGGGATCGTACTAGTAAACTTAAAATATTTGACAAAAAACAAATATTAAAAGAATTATTTGTATAAATAAATATTATGTTTAATATCGCATTATTAGTACCTGTTTGTAGTCGAGGACAAAATTATAAAGATTTGTCCTCAACATCTATTGTTCAGTATTTTTTACCATCATTTCTAGCACAGTATGATACAGCGTATTCGTATACACTATTTATAGGATATGATAGCACAGATACATTTTATAAATCCTGCATTAATCAATTGCCCGATATGTATAAATCCGTCAATATAGTTATTGTTGAATTAGAAGGTTGTGAACACAAGCCTGCTAAAGCATGGAATACACTGTTTAAAAAGGCGTATGACCAAGATTACGATTATTTTTATCAAATAGGTGATGATATTATAATGGAAGATGCGTGGACAAATATTTTTATACATTATTTACAAAGCAATAATAATCTTGGTGTTGTGGGTGGTTGTCATTTGGCAAATTATAAGGGTAGAATAGCTAGCGGCTCACCTCCAGTGATTGAAAATGCATTTGTTCATAAAACGCATTATCATATATTTGGTACATTTTTTGATAAAAGAATAGACAATTGGTACTGCGATGATTGGATAACAGAAGTATATAAACCGGATTATTCAATACATATAAAAGATATTTTTGTGAAAAATGTAGTAATGGATAGATATGAGATAAAAAATATTAATGATAAAATTAGAAAATATATTGAAGAAGGGAAGGAAAAATTACTGGATTACAATAATATTAACTTAGAAAATACGACATATAATATAATAAATGTCTAGGTATCCATCTGTTATATTATTTCGTCATAACAAGTATTCAGATATTGATAGCTTTATAGAAAGTAGTAAGGATTCGTTAATGTGTACAATTCATATTACATCGAGTATCGAGGATTTAAATAAATTATTTAGTCCAAATTATCATTTATTGGTTACCTATGGTGATTCTTATGATGAATATCATAATTCTATTGCTGATAAAATACCCCATAGATTTTCTGGGAGATGGTTTCATAAAACAGATATATCGAATATTGCAGAATTTAATTATAATGTAAATTACTGTTATGTAACAAATGTTATTAATATTAGAGAAAAAACACGCCCTGTATTCTCTATTTTTACAACCTGCTTTAAAAGTTACGATTATATAGATACTGCTTACAAATCCATCAAAAAACAATCATTAATTGATTGGGAATGGGTTATTATGGATGACACACCAGAGGATGAACATTTTGTATTTCTAAAGAACAAGCTGTCTTCTGATAATCGCGTAAGATTGTATAAGAGAGATAAAAACAGTGGTAGTATTGGAAATGTTAAAAATGAGGTAATTTCTCTCTGTCGAGGTAAATAT